TATTCTTCTTCTCCTTCTCCTTCTCCTTCTCCTTCTCCTTCTCCTTCTCCTTCTCCTTCTCCTTCTCCTTCTCCTTCTCCTTCTCCTTCTCCTTCTCCTTCTCCTTCTCCATCATCATCTCCATCTCCTTCACCAAGGCCATTGGAAGTATTACTAATTCTCGTCGATGTTAAAGTTCTATATTTTGTGAAAAGAACTTTACTTTGTTCGTGATTTATAGTATCAAAAGAATTCATTTTCATTATAGGTCGTGGTTTTCCAGCGTCTCTATAAAATACTGAAATCATAAAAACAAACATAGGGATAGGGATGTCAGTATTTGGTATTAAAACTTGACCAGATGATTTAGATTTAAGTTCCCCTTTGTCAAAATCATACGAAAAAACTTCACCTATATCAGCAGCAGTATCTGGGAAAACACCCGCATAGACATCTTCAACTATTTTAGAAAATAAATTTTCTTGATCGGAGTTAAAATATCCAATTATTTTACCCCCTTCAACCTTTTCATAATATTTACACTTTTGACCCAAACCATCACCACAACTACCAGTTTCATCAATGTTTTGATTCCTTCCATAAACATACATATTTGGACCAGAACCTTGAATGTATGTATTACACCATTCACCCGTGGCAGTTCCCTGTTCACATAATAAATTTGCTGGAATGACATATCCTTCTCTACGAATACCTGTTGTTGAAATAACAATTGTATCTCCTGTAGAAGAAGGTCTCGTAGAAACATTTGAAGTGGGCGTGGGCGATGAGACTTTTTCTTCTCCTTCTTCTTCTTCACTTACTTCCTTTAAAGCAGCGTGACCACCTTTACTGTAACCAATTTTATATACAAAGTACAGGATGACTAGGATACCAACAAATACTCCGACCATCTGAATTTGTTTAGTCCTGTTTGTACTATTACCAACTGGAACTGGAGCAACTGAAGCATCCATATTATTACTAATGTATTAAAATATTTTTATTTAAGACTTAATTTATACGATGTGCCTCTTATCAACTCTTTGATTGAATCTAAAATATTACGAAGTTCTGAATTCTTGGGGAGTTTTAATTTGTTTATGCGTGTCATAAGAATTCTGAAATATTTTTTTACATTTTTAGGATCTACTAAATATCTTTTATTTGATTTCACGTTTTTTAAATTTCCATAGGCACCCATATATGTTTCAGCGTATAAATCTAAAAGTGGTACAATACCTTCATAGTATTTTTGAAGTGCTTTATGCTGAGCATATGATTTTGTTGTTAAGTGAAATACATGCGCCTGGTTTCTTGAATTCATCAAAAGTCTTACAAATTCTGATACGTTATTTTTATACATTTATATTTACTGAGAAAATATTTATATTTACTTAGAAAATAATGGGTGTTCATATTCTAATATTATTTCTTCACCCACTTCATTAATAGCGGTAACATGTATTATTTCTGTTGGTTCTTTTGGTATTTCACGCCTTGTGTGCTTTACGGAGACTGCTAAAGATAAAAATGAAAAAAAGGAATTAAACATTTTTTTTATTTTTATAAGATGAGAAATAAACTAAACTTAGGCATTGTAGAAACATCTTTCTTCACCAATAATTTTACATATGACATTGTTTTCTCTATTTTGTAAATATGGTGTTAATTTATGATTTATGACATATGAAAATAAGAGTGATATTTTTCTTAATAATAAATCTGTAGTTATGTTTGTTCTTTTTGAACAATCTCCAATTTTTGTTTTACTAATTCCAGATAAATGTTCTAATTTAGGTAAATCCTCTACGTGTGCTATTTTATATTGATGGCACTTTCTTGGTTTTTTCTCGAAATTCATAACCCCTGCATGAACAACATCACAATTAAATAATACTTTATCACATTTCATTTCTACTGGACGAGACCACAAAAATGGCACAGTCCTATGACTACCCGGGCATAACGCAAGAGTTTTACCTTCATATTCGTATTCTATGTAGGTATATACAGGATATTTTGTGTTAAATACAGATTGTGAAGATGTCACGTCTCTATGAAATGTTGCGAGAGGACACCCATCTATTGTATATAAATAATCTAAAAAGACATACCCATCTGGGAGATTTTTTAATACATCATTCTTTGATTTGGGCACTATATATCCATCTCTACTTAATGTTGGATTTTTAGGTGGAGTGTTTTTTTCCATAGTCCATATAAATAATAATATGAAGATGAAAATTAAAATGAATATCATATATATTATTAAAAAATATTATAATTTACTACTTATATTTCCGTGGAATACTTTACAAAAATCTTCAAGTTTTGGGAGTATTTCTTGTTCCCATCTTTCATCATCCTTGAATAGTATATAACTTTTACGAGTATCATTATGTTGTTCAATCAACCTGGCTGTTTTCAAACCAACCATCTGAAGATATGTTTGAACTTGTATAGCCTCATAATCTTTGACACTATTAAATAACGCTCTGGTCCTATTTTTGATTTCTACGAGCACTTTATTTCCTTCATTGTCTTTTTCAAATCGGTCTATTCTTCCGACAATTTGATATGATGTTCCCATAATGTTGCATACCTCGTATGTATAAAATGTATCATCTTCATAGAGATTAGCCTCATCAGCATCGGCCGTTTTTGATTCATTCTTTGTTCCAAAAGTTGTAAAGAGGGTCTTTCTAAAAAAGTCTTTAACGCTGTAAAAATCCTTCTTTTCAAGTTTTGTATTCTTTTCAAGTTCTGATGAAATTCCATCAATAATATGCATAACATCCGTTGAATTCTTTGGTTTTGATGTTTCTATTTCTTTGAAAAGTCTTGTGGCTTCTTCATCCTTTTCAATGGCTTCCCTCGCATAGTCGTCTTTGGTTTTACCAACAAAAGTATTGGGTGAATATTTATTCCATAAATCATCCAAGACTTCTTGTGGTCTTTTGTAGTAATTTTTACCTATACACGCTGCAACTTCTGATGCCTTGAGAATAACCCTTTTCAATCCAATATTTTTATATTTTCTTGGATCTTCGCGGAGTGCGTAATAAACTTCGGCACATGCTTTTGTATCTTCAAGGGCATTGTGAGCCCCATCGAATTCCTTACCAAACAGTTCTTGGTAAATGTTAATTAATTTTTTAGGTTTTCCATACCATTTCTTTACCAAATCCAAAGTGCATACAGGGTTTAATTTTTCAACTGGTGAAAAATCAATATTTCTTCGGAGACATTCTGCTTTCAAAACATCCCAATCAAAACGAAGATTGTGACCCACAATGTGTTCTGATCTATGAAGCATTGAAACAAATGTATTATAAACGTCTAAAAAGGGTTTTCCCTCCTTTTCGGCTTGTTCTTCTGTTATTCCATGAACGTGAGTCGCATCCACTTTGAAATCATCAGGTTTAATGATGGAATAAAAACGCGAAAGTTCTCTTCCTCGTGATGAATATTTTATAGCAGCGATAGATAATATACGACATCCATCCCAACACGAAAGATTATCCAAAGTCGGTTGTTGTCTCGTTTTGGGTAATCCAGTAGTCTCAGTATCAAAAACTGTGTAAGACATTTTATATTTATTAAAATGAGTGTCTATTCTTTAATTGAGCAGTCTATTCGTTTGGTTTGGTTGTAGGAGAAGTTGAATTACTTTTTTAATATATTATTTTTACGAACGATTTCTTTCGTAAATTTTTTTAAAATGGGTCTTGTTTTTACAATTATCTCATTAACACCCGCATTTCTAATTCCATGTCGGGATAAAAAATAACGTCCTGGATCAAGTTTTGTCATTTTTGTTTTTTTATTATTTTTACGAACCATTTCGTTCATAAATTTTTTTAAATTATTTCTTGCTTTTACAATTTTCTCATTGATTTTATTCATCTCCTTATTATATTCGTTTAATTTTCGTTTTTTTGTATTCGGTGAGTTTGTATTATTAACCACTGAATTTCGTCTTTCCATAACACCCGCTTTTCTGCCGCGTTCTGGAGACCAAACACTCTTATTTTTCATTGTTTATTATAATATTATTTTTTTTTATTCTTCAATACCCTTTTGACCATGTTTTTAAGATTATTTTCGTGTTTTTTCATGTTTTTTATGGGTGAAACTGAAGCAAACAATTTTTTAAGATTATTTTCATGTTTTTTCATGTTTTTTATGGGTGAAACTGTTGCAAATAAATTTTTCAGTTCTGTTCTTTTTTGTTTCATATATTCTCTGTTTCGTTTTCTTTTTTTTTCAATTTGTTCTTTTAGTGTCATATATAATTATTGATAAAATATTTCTTCGTCCCCCAAGAATATTCTGATTTTATCTCTCATTTTTTTGATTGGTGTGGGTGGTAATTCCGGTTCGAAAGTTTTGAGATACATATCCCAAATAACTCTTTTCATATCGGGGCACAGGGGTTCAACGCACCTCAAAAAGGTTATTCGTTGTTCGTCTGTAACCAATGGTATGAAATCCATTTTGTTTAATCTTGTTTTTTGGAGCGCTTGGGGGCACTTCTTAGGTTATGTAAATACAAATCCAAGTCGAGCCACCATTTTTTTACGAAATTGGGGAGAGCCATCCATTTCCAATCTAACGTTGTTTCCATGTAAAAATTGTGCATATATGTAGGAACTTTTTTGAATTTGTAATAGACAGCGAGAACATAAATCCAAAATGTTGCCAAATGTGAATACATTTTAATATAAAATATTTGATATTTTTTAAGTATATTGCGTTCTATATTTTGTAAACTTTGAATCTATATTATAAGCAATCGTTATACGACCATCAAGTTTCACCGCATTCACAGCGTGTATGAGATTGGCTGGAAATATCATTACCGTTCCCTCTTGTATTGTTTTTTCATTTGCCGTATTAAAAATAATGTGTTCCTCATTCATGTATGAAGTTGGGTCAAAACGCGAAAATTCTAAACTGCTTGCGTCATTCTTATCTTCCAATATATATACAACAGCGAAGGAAGAAAAAAAGAGTTCACCATTATGGCTATATGGAAATCGTTTATAATGATCGTGGGGTTTGCACGTATCCCCTTTATTATATATATTGAACCATCCCTCTGACACCATTGATTTTTCATAAAAATCTATTTTAACCTGTTCTCTGTTTTCATTATGTTTTGAAAACATTAGATCTAATGGTTTCCAAACGATGTTATTTAGTAAATATTCATTATCCGTCAAAAATTTATTTTGTTTGCTTCTATACTCTTGATGGGGATGATAACTTGTTTTAAACCCATCCTTATACGGAATATCCGATTCATTTTCTTTTATTTTAGGTAAAACCATTGATTTTATATTTTTATGTATCTCATCATCTAATCGAATCCAAAAAACAAAATCACTTGGAAACCTAAAAAATGACATTTGTTGATAAACGATGTAAATTTTTATATTATTTAAAATTAGATATGAGTTCTAACATAAGCCTTGATGAATTACACAAAAAGGTTCAGTATGTCATCATAGATTCTGATATGCTTGATGGAACTCCAAATAATTTTAATCTTAATCTTTCACTTGAATCAAACATTCACATTGAAGAGATGTCAAAAGTTATAGGTGTAAAAATTGTAAATTTTAATTTAAATCAACTTGTTACTGAATCTTCCTTTCTTACTTCCCCTAGATATTTAGATATTATGTGCGACCAAATACCCAAAAGGGCTCAAATACTAAATGAATTATCAGGTCAAATACTAGGTCGAGTTCCAGTGGAACAAAATTACAGATCCGCTGGTATTGATGTATATAACGATGAAAAAAATACATTCATTTTTCAGAAAGCAAATAACTATTTCAATCCAATATCTTTAAAAAAACTTAATTTCAAACTGTATGAAAAACTAAAAAATGGAATATACAGACCTTTCATAATTGGTTCAGGTGCATTTTATATGACACTTGAAATAACAACCATAGACGTTAAAGAAAAACCTAAAAACCGAGAAGTTCAAATACTTCAGGCGTTAAACTTATTGAATTCTAAGATAGATGAACTCAATAAAAATGTTGTTCGAATACCCACTCAAAAAGAAGAAGAGGAGCGTCAAAAGAAAAAATACCCATTCGCATATTTACTTTTTATTCTGGTATTTTTAGTCGGTCTATATGTGACATATGTTAATTACAGACCAAAAATATAATATTATTTATTAATAACAAGAGTGATGGTTGATGGGGGTGTCGTTGCACTCGTATCTTTTATTGTTTTGGCAGTCATAGGCCTTGTGATATACATTGTATTAAAAAACAAAAACAAGGGTGACAAGGAGTCCAATTCCAATACGTCCGCTACTTCCAATACAGCACAGGCATCACTAATAACTGTAACTGGTAGAAAAGATCAAATTGGAGATGATGGTTTGGTATTAAATATAGATTGCGTAGGAGATTGGGGTGAATGGAGCAACTGTTCCGCTGATTGTGGTGGTGGCGAACGTTCTAGAACATATATCATAACCACTCCAGCATCTGGTTCGGGTAATTCTTGTACTCACGCATCTGGGGATGTAGAGACAGAAAATTGTAACACCGATGCTTGTAATGTAGATTGTGTAGGTGATTGGAGTGAATGGAGTAATTGTTCCGTGACGTGTGGTGGTGGTGTTCAAACAAAAACTTATAAAATAACTTTACCCGCGGGGGGGTCAGGTGAGGCTTGTGAAATAGAAGATGGAAATGTGTTAGAACGAACGTGTAATACAGATGCATGCCCTATTGATTGCGAGGGTTATTGGGAACAAGAATATGGAAATTGTATATCGTCCGGGGTCACGGAGAATGGTACATTGTGTGGTCAAGGTGTCATGACTAGAAAATATCACGTAGTTAGACAAGCAGAAAATGGTGGTAAATCTTGTACTGACGAAAATGGAAATATTATACATCATTTGTATCAGATGGAACAACCTTGTCCTGCACTTCCGGCTTGTCCCGTTGATTGTGAAGGTTCTTGGGGAACAAATTATAGTCAATGTGCGTGCACTGATTCAAGTAGACCTGGTGTTGGAACCAAGTATATATCATATAGTGTTTCACAACAAAAGAATGAAAGTGGCAAAGCGTGTGAAGCAACGGATGGTCAAAAATCTTGGGCGGATTGTAATTGTCCCGTCGATTGTGTTGGAAGTTGGAACAATCCAAATTGTTCTCACGATGCACAAGGTGATAAAACATTTACATACTCAATTTCCCAACCTGCTCTTTTTGGTGGTAAGGCGTGTCCTCATACCAATGGTGCGACAAAGGTTGAGTTTTGTAATGGAGATCCAGAAAGAAGTCAAGGTGTTTCAAATCACGATAGAAATTTAGGTGATATGTCTAGACAGACAATAAGAGGACCCGTTGGGACTACAGGTGCTCTAGAAGTTCGTGCTTCTTGGAAAAGGAGACACCCCGCGACTTGGGGCGGTAAAGACAATGGCGTCAATGTATATATTAATGATCAACACAGAATTCAATGGAAACGTAATGAAACGGGTACAGGCGGTAGAAAATCAGCCAATCCCGCCGTCGCTTGGCTCGCTGTCAAAGCGGGGGATGTCATAAAAACAAACGAAAATGGGGATTATACAGAAGACGCAACCATTTATTGGAAATTTCACCCGGGGAGGACTGATGGGAACCCTGGTTTCATTCAAGGTGGTGGTGAGAAATAAATAAAGAAATGGATACAATTCATATATATGAAATGAACATTCAAGTTGTTGGTCCAACTTTAATGTCTGGCATAGGCCAACTTTGTCGTAAATATTCCGAATTACTTGGAACCGACCTCAAAGTTATTTATACAGACCCAATCCCCGCATGTGAAAATATGTTTATTTTTGCTTTACCCGTCCCATATTGGTTGAATGCCATACCACAATTAAAAAAGGCGTGTAAAAACCTCGTGTGTATGTCTATTTGTGAAACTGAAACAGTCCATGAGGATTACGGTAAATTATTTCAATTGTTCGATAAAGTTGCTGTTGCGAGTGAATTTTGTAAAAAGGTTTTTTCGAGACAATTTCCAGATACAGAATTCTTTGTTATTCACGCGAATGTTACAATTCGTCCTCTTCCTTCTATTGATAAAACAAACAAACCATATATTTTCTATCACATTGGGAACATTATAGATGATCGCAAACAATTTAAAAAGATTGTGGAAGCATTCGTTCGTCTGGGAAAACCTGATACACACCTATTGGTGAAAGCAACGTGTAATGTTCCCGTTGAATGGAAAATTCCTAACATGACAATCATAAATGGTTTGCTCCCTGATGAAGAAATAGATAAGTTCCACGCAGAAGGTGATTGTTATGTTTCTTTTAGTCATTCTGAAGGCATTGGTATGGGTGCGGTTGAAGCGGCTTTACACAACAAACCAGTCATCATAAGTGAATATGGTGGCGCTATAGAATACATTAAAACACCGTATACCATTCCGTGTGGTCGTTCAACTGTCCCTAGAGATGATTTCTTATTCAAAAAGGGAATGGAATGGGGTGATCCTGATTTCAATAAACTTTTAGAATTCATGGGAGATGCGTATGAGAAACGATTGCGTTATATGGAACATGACCATACAAAGGAATTGTTGAAACGAGAAAATTTATTGGAAGAATTTAAAAGAGCTTTTCACCCTTGAGAAGTTCATCTGTTATGTAGTTTGTCGCGAGAATAATAGCCCCAATTAAAATTGTTCCCGTCATCATGTATTGTCTTTGGACGATAGACATTTTGACGAGATCATCTAGGGGTTTTACGTTTGTTGGTTTTTTTATAATTTCAGGTGCGCTGTATGTAATCACTATGAATAGGAACATCGCCACAATGGCTGGAGTAAGAGAAACCATCTATTTAATATTAACAAAGATTATGTTTTTTACAGAATTTTCCACAAGACGCCCTAAAAGTACATTTTTTACCAGACTTTGTATTCGCTTGACACAAACCTGAAGAAGAAGAGGAAGAATTCTCAACCATTATGGGGACAGGTTTTGTATTATCAATCACTTGAATACATCTGTTTTTTTTTATATCTTCGTGCTTTTTATACCCCTCCCTTAACTTTTGAACGATTGGATTTTCCCAAACATCCACATCCGGATTTTTGTGAGACGATATCAACTTCTTCTTGTATGGTTGGGGGTGGGGGCGAGACACTGACACTTCCCACCGACGAGGTTCGAGAAAAAACTTGCTTGCATCCGTCATCTTGAGATGTGCTGATTGATGAATCACCAAATAAACTTCTACTTAGGTGTTTGAAAATCATTAAAATTAAAATTATTTGCATCATTATCATTTATTTTATTTATATAATATTTTAATTATACATTTCCCGCTATGGCTGATAAATACAAATCTATTTCCCCTTGGAGTGCTGGTATTTTCTGAACAACCTTTTTAGTGACTGTCCGCTGAACACTGACTATGTGTTCTACAAACAATTTAACATCTATGTTAGTCACCCTGTTAATATCCCTGTATGAGGCCATGTCTAAAAGGGCTTCGAGATATGCCATTGAATAATTTGCGTGCATAATGGCGAGCATTGGCGAATCATCCTGTTGTGCCATAGTTGCATATTTTGCTGTCTTCTTGACAAGTTTTTCAATGACAGAGGGACCTGTTCGATTCATACTCTTTGAAATTAAAAGTATGAGAACAAGAACGATGACAATCTGAAAGAACATATTATCTGTTATAAAGAAATAATTTTTTTATAACATATGGTCTACAGATGGAGAAACAAATGCTACCAATGTGGTCGTCCAATTTCAATTTATTTTGATATGCACGAATATCACAACGAAGAAGAGGTCATAGATAAATTCATTGCGTTTAAAAGAATTATTCCGTTTAGTTTATATCACAACTGTCCTTATTATAAATTTTATGGACTAAAAATATATAGGGTATGTTATTCATGTTTTGAAAATAAACTTATGTACTGTCCTAGAATACAAATGTTACGGGAAATAGGACAACGAGTAAAGTTTATGAAAAAATCCTATACAAAAACAGAAGAAGAAATTGAAAATTGGAATAGATTATTTAGCCGATATTTAAAGAATAGCGTATAATAGATTGTAATGATTACTCAGTCTCAACAACTACTTTTAAATTCTTTATATGAGTTCTATAGCGACGAAATACACTCAGAGAAACTCTTAGATGTTATCAACCATAGAAAGGGTGTCTCTTTAAGAAACATTGAATGGTTCATAACGAACTATGCAAAATCGAATCAAATTATATATAAAACAAAAAATGGAAAGGACTTCCCAGTTCATATAAAATACAAGGCGTCTTTAGATGGATATAGTAAGCGTGCGTTCGATCCCTTTTGTCGTACAGAACGCATTCAATTTAATCTTCCAGGGGACATCGAAATATCTACGACGGTGAGTCAACTCAATTTTTTACGTTGGTGTATTTCTAATGACATTATTCATTACATCGAAAATAATAAACATATTCTTAAGAAGTAAGCCAAATAGGTGGCTTTGGTGTTGGTATTCTACTGATAGCATTTTCCATACACGCGGGGCAATCATCCTTAAATAATGGCGGAAACGAATGATTATGTGTCACACTTGAAACAATCTGTATAGGTTCCACAGATTTTTTCTGGTGTAAATGCGTTAAACAGTAGCCATCTGTTTTGGCATTCCGAGAACATCTTTTTCCCGATTTTAGAAGACCTTTACACACAGTGTCCCCTTCTCCATTCCTGGGAATATCTCGAAGTAAAAGTCTCAAAGGAATACCGTGAACTGTTGATATTTTTTCAGCAAAGTTTGTCAGACGAGACATCATTCTGCGTTCTACTTCATCATTTATAAGTTTTTCAACTTCATTAATCAAACTCATGATGATGATGATGACTTACTATTACTTAGTTCCCATTTTTTAAATATGTCTAAAACACTCGGTTGGTTTTTATCGGGCACTAACATCTTTTTACCTCGGCGTATTTTTTTCACAATCAAATCACCAAAAATTTCATCTTTGGGATTTTCAACCAAAGGTTCTAATAAATCACATATAGGATTCAAAAACTTATTTTGGAAATAATAATTGTAATCAATTGGTAAATTATTTTCCTGAACCCACAAAGGATCTTCAGCCTTTTCGTACGCTTTGGCGCGTGGATTCCCAGTATCAACTAAAATATAAGGCACTCTATCACCAGATTGAGGTTCAGAACCGGGTTGTCTCTCACGCATCTTATTGCGAACAGACACGTGGGGTAAATTTTCACTTTTGTAATTATCACCCAACTGTTGTGATAATAATAATTTTTTATAAGGAACAGATCCGTCAATCAATTCGACTGCCCTCTGGTGTGCTAAATTTTTTGCGGGTTCTGGATCATCACTTGATAAAACAACATCCAACAATTCTTTACACACTTCTCTCACATACGGTGTATTATCTCTTCTTACCAATTGTAATCCTTTAACATCTATGTAATTCATGTGCATCTTCTCATCTTTTCCCTTTGTCCATAATTTTGCGGCATATCTCTTTTTGCTATACAAAAAATAAGGACAATACACTTTCTCAAGTTCTAAATTATTGGGGGATTTGAAAAGTTTTGTACACTCCGAAGCCGCACGCTCACCTAATTCCCAACTGTACGCGATCGCGTCTTCACCTGTTCTGTCACCAACATCGAATTCAACCATTACGGAATCTGTGTTATGCACAATCAATTCTCCGGGACCGACGTGGAAATGGTGTGATTGAGTGGTTAAATCATATACATATTGTTCCGTTTCACCCAAATATTCAATCTTTTTAATCGCATGAGGTTCTCTGTGAGTTCCAAATTCAAGACAATAATTATCTTCATTTTGATACATGCGAACGATATGTTTAGCCCTTTTACATATAAAATACATTTGAGCACATTTCAATTTATTGGAAAACTCAAAATATAAACTGTGTTTGAAAAATCCATTAATAAAATGATACAAATATTCTCGTGGTGCGTTCAATATACATCTGGGAATGACATCTATATTTCCCTTCGCAAAGTATTCACCTATTAAGGAAACTGTATATGTATCAAGCCCTGGTTCTGATGGGTTAGTTATAGCATTTTTAGAATGACCGTGAAGAAGTTTTGAACCCAAGGATACTTCCCCAGGTTTTACCATTTCTGAATCTTCATTTAATAAACTATGATCTTCAGTCACATCCACTAAACCCTCACCAGTTGTAATTCTATACATTTTCTTTGTTGTCTTGTGGCGAATGATTTGTTTGATTGGAGTGAAACCATTTTCAGTCCAAACCTCAATGTTAAAAATAGGTTGAAATTCCTTTTCACCATTCGTTTTATATTCTTTCACCAAGTTGTCAATGCGTACAATATCACAAGATTCCCTATTTTCTCTAATCAAAATAGGTGTATCACCCGTGACGGAATCGCCATATCTAACTTTTGAACCAGGGAAATTCTTTTCGACATAATTTTTTGTGGCATCAATCATACTACGACCAATCATAGTCACAGATGAGGCAATGGGAACACAAGGTAAAATACCCTTACCAGCCCCAGTGAAACCATATACAGAATTCATACTCACTTTATACGCGAGTTGTTTTCCATTGAATACTTCTTTCATATATCCCTCTGACGACAAGGACATATCTTTTTTTGCTTGCTTTCTAAATTGTTTGAGTTCTTTCAAAATACTCGGAAGAAGTGTATCAACATTTTGAGCAAATTTATACGTCAAATTACCAATTTTAAAACTCTCATAAACAACACCTGGGATATTTTCATACTTGGGATCCATAACCAATGATGAATAACACAAATTATGAGCCATCATAATAGATGGATACAAACCCTCAAAATCAAGTGCTGTTATGGGTTTATAGTAAGCACCCTTGTGTGCTTCCAAAACAGTTGCCCCTGTGTAAGATTCAACAGGTTGTGAACCATATCTAATAACTGGAATGATAAAACCAAGTTCCTTTGCTTTTTTGGCCAGTTGACTAAATACTTTAATTTGTTGTCCCCTTTCTGCCAAAAAGTCAATGGGAACCCAAGTTGCTTTAGCCATTTCCAAAAGATTTAACAATATGCATAATTTTTTATCCAATTTTATAGGGAGTAAAGTATCTTGAATACAATACTCGGCAACTTCCCTAAGTTTTATTGGATCTTCTTCCTTGAAACGAGCAAACATTTCTTTGGGGGTCATATCAATCTTTTCTTCACCCAAATATAATTTGGAAACTTCATTCAATTTGTAAGAATCCAATTTATACCCCTTCTTAACTTCAAAAAACATATCATAAATGAAACGACCAGGCATTGGCAAAAGTTTAAATTCATTATGTCCCAAGGCACTCGAAGATAAATTTTTATACATAATCTTACTCTTTGTATCCTTCAATTTACCCAAATTATAAAAAATGTTGGGACAACCACATAAAACCGCTCTCTCGTAAATGTAATTCATATCAAAACCAAAAATATTCCAACCAGTTAAAATATCAACATCGTGTTGATGCAAAAAATGTCTAAAACCCACCAATAATTCCTTTTCAGAAGGAAAAGAAACAATACTCGCACCTTTTACATCCGTATCCGTTTTCTTATAACACAAACATGTCTTATAATATGGTTCGTCATCACCAAAGTGTATAAGAGAGATTGCTATTTGGAAACATGCGTCTCCTTCAATTTCTGGATCTGGGAATTTACCCGTTGAACTATTGCATTCAATGTCGATAGATGCGAAGACAAATGGTGCTATTTCATTTTTTTCCACAGGTTTTAATGTTTTCCAATCACGACAATATAAATCAATATCTGTGTGGGCATAATTTCCTTGAATACAGTTGTCTCCCGAATCTAACCAACCGGTTGATTGAATACCCGTTAAATGCATTAATCTCAGGACAGGGTCTAAATTACTTTCATAAACACGACGAGGTCTAAATTCTTCGGGTAAAGTTCTCCTAAGAGTGTTATTTACCATTTTAAATGCCATCAGGGAATTGAAATATAATTTAATGAATAGTGATTTCTTATTATTTTGGAAACCCCAAACATCCTTGGCTTGGGACAAGGCAAAACGAGAGAGGCATCCAGGACACAACTTATTTATTTTTTTGTATAAAAGTTCAGCGCCCATTTTACCCTCACCTGGATTAAGTTTCACATAAAAAAATGGTAAAAAATTAGTTGTCACACAGACTGATTCCCCTTCAGAAGTTCGGCCAAAAATACTAACAATATGAGCCTCATCTTCATCCCTGGCTTCCCAGGTTAGGGCTTGGAAAACAACCATTGAATCTTGTTATATAGTCTTCACATTTTTTTAAGTGAGTTGGTCTCCCCAAATTAAAATGTAAAGAATTAATAAATGTCAGCTGCTTTAATTGACCTTGTGTCTAAAGGTGTCCAGGATGTGTACATTACAGGACAACCAGAAGTGTCATTTTTTAGACAAAATTACAAACGTTACACAAATTTTTCTATTCGTCCAGAACGACTTGATTACATCGGTACATTTGGTTCAAACAACGAAATTTCTATACCAATTCCAAATAAGGGAGACCTTTTGAGTTATGTGTGGTTAGAAGCACCAAACATTGGTGCTACAGGAGACAATAGCACAGGTTTCTTTTCAAATAACGCTGCTAATTTCACTGAATTTTCGTTGTGGATAGGAGGACAACAAGTTTGTACTTTGGATTCATTGTATATTCAAGCTGTTCACAACCTTTTGTATCAATCTGATTCTGCTCGTTCTTCATGTGCTCTTTTGACAAACGCATTCTCAGCAAATGCTCGTGGCGGTACAAACAACTTGAGTGACCATTACATACTTCCATTCTTTTTTTCAGAAGACTGGACTAAGTGCCTTCCATTGGTAGGTATTAAATTCCATGAAGTTGAACTCAAAATTAAGTGCCGTCAAGGTTTCACACCAAGTGCGGCACCAAAAGTATACGCCAATTATGTGTTCGTGGATACAGACGAACGCACATTCTTCGCCGAAAAAGACCAAGAAATACTTTTCAACCAAGTCCAGTATCAAATGGCCACAACTTCTGATACAGAGTTTGATTTAACATATTTCAACCATCCATGTAAAGCGGTGCATCTTGTATCTGCGATGGCTGATGGTTCAAACTGGAATGATTCTTACACTTTCTCTACAGCATCACTTTACATTAACGGTACAACTCTCTTTGAAGAGATGAGCAATGTGTATCACCACACTGTCGTTCCACAGCTTCACACAACAACACTCCCACCCTCGGGTCTTCAATTAACACCAACATACACATGGCCTTTCTGTCTCTCTTTGAATAAAATGCAACCAACTGGTTCGTTGAATTTTTCACGCATAGACAATGCTAAACTAGTCGTGAGAAATCCAGTGGATGTTGGAAATCTTTTGAGAGTGTACGCCGTTAACTATAACATCTTGAGAATCAAAAAGGGTATGGCAGGGGTCGCATTCAGCAACTAAGGTAATTGATATGTTGCAGATAAAATAATTCTATCTTTATTAGTCTTGTTTTCGGTGCCACAATGAAGTAATGTGACATCAAAAACAACACAATCACCCATTCTCAATGTCGCGTAATAATAGGGATTTTTTACCAATTCATTTTTTTCATATTCTTCAAATGATTTATCATTATTTGTTCCAGGCAAAAATTGAGTTGGACCCATATCCATGTCAATATCATGAAGAGCAATCATAAGAGTTTGAACATCTTTATCATTGAAATCTCTGTGTAAAGGTTGTCTATATGAACAAGGTTTATTAATAAGTGCTGTTATCTCAAGTAAATTAATTCTATCACCTAATTTATCTTTTATAATTTTTATAAGTTTTTTAATTATTTCATCGTCAAAATTTAAATAAAGTTCAGTTCTATTTTTTCCATATGACAATTGTGGTTTTTTATTGGGGGGGCGAGATAAAATGTATTGTATCAAATCATAACACATATCTTTATTTAAAAAATGAACAATTTTATAAAGACCATAATCTGCTCTATAATCTTGGGGGATGTATTGTATTTGGGGACACTCTAATAAAGTTTCATATTGTAATTTTGCAGTTTTAAAGTTATATATACTTGCAGCATGATCATAAAAATTTTCAATGATTTCCTCGGGTATATTTTTGTATTTTCTTATTTTTTTGTATAACATTTCATGACCATTTTCAAGAATTAACATATCATCTGTTTCATAAAGACAAAATATACGATTATTGGGAATAACTCGTTGAGAACCATTGACCCAAACAAGCATTTCATTTTTTCTTTTTTCTATAAGAGTTCCGAGTTCGAATTGATTGTTTTCATCTATAATATCTACAAATGTCATCTCAAATAAATTAATATTAAAACTTGACACCTAAAACACGCCTCAATTTCTGAAGAATATTATTATCTGGTATAGCCTTTCCAGATTCATACGCTTTTATAATATCCACTGGGACATTGATAGCATTCGCTAAATCTTTTTGTGTTTTGAAACCTTTTGCTATTCTACCATTTTGAATTGTTTTGGAAACAGAAAGAGACACCTTGGGAAGTGTATCAAGTTCTGTATTATTCAACTTCTGTTCCTTTGTCAATTCAAAATGTGGTCGTTTCGTTTCTTTCGCTGTTTGTCCTGATTTTCCGTGAATAACAACAGTGTTCCAATCTTGATGATTCATTTATTATATTGTTGTGATTTATTTTTTAAGTTTTTCAAAACTATTTGTTAATTGATTAAGCATAAATGGATATCCTCTTGTATTTTTAGGATTCTTTAAAATTTCAGATGCTATGCGTTTTTGTAATGGAGTTATAGGAACAAGGATGTTTTTCATTCTATTAATCTTTAAAGGAGGTTTATTGTTATTTTTGTTGTTTCCTTCTAATTGTTTGTGTATTTCTTCTGATAATTTATAAAGGTTCCCAAATTTAACATGTTGTTGTTGATGAATTTTTTTAATAATTTTACATGTATCACAATCATTTAGGTTCTTATCATGAAAGCACTTCATTTATATATTATATACTAACTTAAAATTTGTGATTGTAAAAAATATAATGATTGTAGCAAAACATTTACCAATAAGAGCAACATACGAGAAGACAAAAGAAAAATTAAAAAGGGATACATTACAATATGGCGTGGCATTGACAACCGGGTATTTCGTTTGTAAAGGTGCTGCGGAAGGTGTGTCTGCTATGTTGGGTACTGTTTCTTCCCTTGTCTATATAAATACGTTGTCCAAAAAAGTGGATGAAATAGAAAAATCAAGTAGTCCCCCA